CGCGATCCTATCTACCCCCGGGCGAGGATGATCATGGCGAGCTCTTCGACCCCTCAGCTTGTACGCGGGCTCTACCCCGAAATCGGGACGACAGGCGCGCTTGTCGGACAGCAGGATTTCCTACTATCTGGCGATCTGCTCGCGCTGTCCAATCCGCCTCAGTTCATCAATCAGGTTACGGTCGAGGAGAGTCACCATGACGAGATGGAGATCGTGGATCACCCGATCGAGCAAGGTGCGCCGATTACCGATCACGCATTCAAGAAGCCGTCAGAGCTCACGCTCACCATCGGTTGGACAGGGGGTCAACTTTTTGCCGACGGCACCGTGAACAAGAACACGGGCCAGCAGGAATACTTGAACGCACTCAGCGCAATCTACGCGCAGCTGCTCGCGGGTCAGACGAGTCGCACGCTCTATACCGTCGTGACCGGCAAGCGTATATACGGCCAGATGCTGATCAAAAGCCTCGCCACGCAAAGCGACAAGGAGCACGAGAACATCCTGATGATCTCGATGCACATGCGTCAGATCTTGCTCGCCTTCGCGCAGCCGGTATCGGTCGCGGGCCCGCAGAGCGCTCAGCGTTTCCCGACGACGACCAATCCCGATCAGCAGCAGGGGCGCCAGCAGTTGCAAAATGGCAGTCAATTCAACACGACGCAATATCAAGAATTTGCAGGTTGATCATGACGACGCCGTACACGATCCCTCTCGTCGCCTCTCAACAGCAGCTGCAGGTTGCGCTGGGCGGAGTCGTGTACACGCTCACGGTGCGCTGGAACTCGGCCGCCAACTCGTGGACCGTGGACATCGGCGACAGCGCGAACAACCTGATCATCGGTGGAATCCCGCTGGTCACGGGGACCGATCTACTCGGGCAGTATGCATATCTCGGATTCGGCGGCAAGCTCATTGCGCAAACCGACTTCGATGCCGACGCGGTGCCGACCTACACCAATTTGGGTACCAACGGCAATCTCTTCTTCGTCACGGAGCCGTGATGGACGCGCCATACGGCTTGTTCAACCGGAAGTGCTCGCTTCAGGTGACACGGCAAAACGGCACGGGTCTGGACCTCTCGGAGTTCCGTATCGTTTTCAGCGTCGAGGCATCCGACGAGCAACATCCGAATACGGCCGTCATTCGGATCTACAACCTCTCGCTCGAGACGGTAAACACGATCCGGAATGAATTCCAATACGTATTCCTCCAGGCCGGTTACGACCCGAACCCGTTCGCGGCGATCTTCATCGGCACGATCAAGCAGTACCGCATCGGCAAGGAAAACGCTACGACCAGCTATCTCGACTTACTATGCGCGGATTCGGACGTGGCGTACAACGCTGCGGTTATCAGCGAGTCGTTCGCTCGAGGCAACACGCCTGCTCAAACGGTCCAAGCGTGCATCGTAGCGATGAATACCGCCAACACTCGAGCGAATCCGGCAAACCCGCCTCCGCCGATAAGTTTCGTCGCCGGCGGAGAATTGAACCCGAACGTCTCGGGCATCGCTGCTCCACGTGGCAAAGTGCTGTTCGGATCACCGAAGAATGCCATTCGATCGACGGCCGCCAATCTCGGCGTCTCGTGGTCGTTCCAGAACGGTCAGCTGCAGTTCATCCCCTACAATTCGTACTTGCCGGGCGAACCCGTGGTGCTGTCGCAATTCTCCGGCATCGTGGGTATCCCTGAGGTGACCAACGAAGGTATCAAGATCAAGTGTCTGCTCAATCCGCTGATTCGCATCGGCGGCCTCGTGGAGATTGACGCGTCGTTGATCAATCAAATTGTCGCAGCGCTTGGCAATATCGTATCCCCGACGGTTGCGTCGGGCGGGTCCGCTGGTGTGGCCTACAACACCTACGGCGATATCAGCTTCTACGCCAAGACCTACTACAACGGCAAATATCGCGTTTATGTTGTCGAATACGAGGGCGACACGCGCGGCCAGAAGTGGTACACGAACCTCACCTGTCTCGCGGTGGACCCGTCGTCGGGCACTGTGATCACGAACCCCTTCGGGAATTGACATGGATCCTCGGGAACGGCTAGACAGCTTGCGCGTTGCGATCCAGGTATCGCTCGACGGTCGACAGTCGGAGATCTGGACCGCGCTGCCGGCGAAGGTCACGGCGTTCGATCCGGCGCGCATGGTCGTGCAAGCCGTTCCCACGATCGTGATGCAGTACAACGACCCGCTCACTGGCACCACTGCGCCGATCGCGATCCGGCCGATCAACGACATCCCCGTTGTGTTCCCCGGCGGCGGCGGATACACGCTCACGTTCCCCGTGCAGCAGGGTGACGAGTGCCTGCTCGTGTTCTCGAGTCGGTGCATCGACGGATGGTGGAGTACTGGCGCCGCAGCGCCGCAGGGCGACCTCCGGATGCACGATCTGTCGGACGGGTTCGCTTTCGTGGGTGTCCGCTCGCTCCCCAACGCACTCTCCGGGATCAGCACATCGGGGGTACAATTGCGGAGCAACGACGGGACTTCCCACGTGGAGCTTTCCGGCGGCCGCATAAACCTCGTCGCTCCGAGCGGGGTTTACATCAACGGAATCCACTTCGATACCCACGAGCATACCGGCGTCCAGTCGGGAAGCTCGAACACTGGCGGGCCTGTGTGATGCGCTACAGGATGCTTTCGGCGACCAACGATTACGTTTTCGGCAACGGGCCCGGCGAGTTCCTCGTCGACTCGCCGGCAGCGGTCGCCCAAGCGATCCTCACGCGGCTGCGCCTCATCCAAGGCGAGTGGTTCCTCGATTCCACCGTTGGCATCCCGTACAACACCCAGGTGCTCGGGTTCGGCACCGGTGGTCTACGTGACGCGGCGATCCAGACGGCGATCCAGAACACCCCTGGCGTCAATCAAATCGTGTCCTATTCATCGCAGCTAGTCGGGCGCGCGTATCGGGTCAACGCCACCGTGAATACGATCTACGGGCAGACGAACGTCAGCACCAGTCTCTAGGAGCAGTCATGGCCGGTCCCTATCCGCTTCCGACGCTTGCCCCGACGATCACGTCGGCGGGCATCACCGCGCCGTCGTACTCCGATGTCCTGTCGTCGTTGCAGGCCGAGTTTCTGTCGATCTACGGTGCCGATGCGTACATCGCCCCGGATTCGCAAGACGGTCAGCTGTTGGCGGTTTTCGCCAAAGCGATATCGGACCAGAATGCGGTGATCATTTCGGTGTTCCAATCCTTTTCGCCGGCGTATGCACAGGGCACCGAGCTCTCGGCGCTGGTGCGTATCAACGGGATCTCCCGTCTCGTCGCCACGAACAGTTCGGCTGTTTGCACGGTCGTAGGCACCGTGGGCACCGTGATTTCCAGCGGGGTCGCGCAAGACACCAGCGGCAATCTGTGGAACTTGCCCTCGAGCGTGACGATTCCGCTGAGCGGCTCGATCAGCGTCACGGTTACGGCGCAGCAGGCGGGCAATATCGTTGCCAATGCGAATACGATCACAACGATCTACACCCCGCAGTTGGGATGGGCGTCGATCACCAATCCTGCCGCTGCTGTGCCGGGTGCTGCGGTCGAGACGGACGCGCAATTGCGGATCAGGCAAGCGCTGTCCGTGGCGCTGCCTGCGTTGACGCCGCTACAGTCGATCGCGGCCGCGATCGCGGCGCTCCCGGGCGTGACGCGCTCCCTGGTCTACGAGAACCCGACCGCCGTGACAGACGGTAACGGTGTGCCATCGCACTCGATCGACGTGATCGTGCAAGGTGGCTCGCTCACGCAGATCGCGCAGACGATCGAGGCGACGAAGAGTCCGGGCACGGGCACCTACGGCGCGACGAACGAGGTCGTGACCGACCCGTCCGGCTTCCCGCTCACGATCAACTTCGATGTGCTCGCGCTCACCGCGGTGTACGTGTCGCTCACAATCAAGGCGCTGCCGACCTACGTGGGCGCGCCGACGACCGCGATGATTCAGGCCGCGGTCTCGGCGTTCGTAGATTCGCTGCAGATCGGCGAAGAGGTGTACTACTCCCAGGTCCAGGCGGCGGCGCAGCTGATCGGGTTACCACAGGGGCAGACGTTTTATGTGGTAAGTATGACTACGGGATATACGTCATCGCCTTCCGGCACGACGAACCTGCCGATCGCGTTTAATGCCGCGGCGAACTGCCCGACGGCCAACGTCGTAGTCACGGTGACCTGAGATGACCTACGAATCAACGGTCCTTGCTGACTCGCCGCTTGCGTTCTATCGGCTGAACGAAATCAGCGGGACGAGTCTCGCTGATTCGAGCGGTAATGGCTACACACAGACTCTTGTTAGCGGCGCCGGGTTAGGTAGCGGCGGCCTCACGCTCAATGACCCGAGCGCCAACGCAATCGTCGCCTCGACCAGCGGCGGCAACGGCATCATTGACAATCTCACGCCAAATGCCGTTTTTGATCTCCGTTCAGCGTGGTCCCTGGAGTGCTGGTTCGAGGCGAACAGCACACCTCAAGGCGGCCTGATTCATCA